CGCTTGGCTTGATCGGGGGCAATGCGCCAGTAATTGGCAAGGTCACGCCAGAAATCACTGGAAGGCTTGCTCGGGTCTTTAGGCCCGTACATCTGCGTTTCTTCCATGTATTTGACGGTCTTGGCGTTCTCAGCCTCGTCAAATTTTGATTCTTCAGCTTCTTCAATCTCGATTGAGATTTCCAGTTCTGTACCAAGCAAACCAGCCATAGTGTTCTCCAGTTACCAGCATTTTACAACATATCACAATTTTTGCTAGTTGTGTATTAGGGTTTATCCTATGGAATTTTCTGTTGATAACTTGATAATACAGCTATCAACAACAGGAGTTCATCATGAACAAAGAAACAATTGCAGACATTACCTTGGCAGTCGGTCTTGGCTTTACGCTGGCAGCATTTGCTCTGGCGTACTTTGACATTCTTGTTTACTGACAATAGGTCTAGCTTTCTTGAGGATGATCTGCTTTGTAACAAAGTCGGTCATATCCTCAAGTTCCTTTACGGTTGCCGCATCCAGTTGGGCATCGTGAATATCCATAGCCAAGTTAACGGCTTGCATCTCAGGGCCACGGAACAAGAACTTATCCGTATTCACGCCTCTTAAAGCCATGTCATAAAGCGCATCTTGTGCTTCTTTGATCTCTGGTAGCCAATCGCTTCCTTTCCCGTGAACAGCAAAAGCCTCACAGATATTGAGTGCGCCGATCAGCACATCTATCTGGTCACGGCTTCCACGGCCTTGGACAACCTCTGTCAGTGCTGAATGATTCTTTGCCTTCAGAATGACGATAGCGTCACCAACACTGGATATTGGTTTCATTCCTGCTATCACCCAATTAACAGCATCCAGACGGATTCCCTTGGGTTTATATCTGCTTTTCTTTCTCATTCTTGTCCCTTAATTGCGTAATCGTGAAATATTGCGCCTTTGCTTGCATCGCCAACTTTGCAGGACTTAACCCAAACATTCTTTCCGTTTGCAAGCCGCCGTAAATGACCACGGCGGTCATGTAATCGAGGTGATGCGTGTGTACCTCCCTTACCCTCAGACCGAGGTTTGGCTGGCTCAATCCAAATAGTTTTCCAATCGTATGTGGGCAATTTGCCTTGTTCAATCTTTCTGCGATTAGTAAATGTTTCTTTTATGCTTGGAACATAAACCTCAACACGCTTATCCATTGCTGAATACCAAGCACCAATTTGAGCCATCATTAATTCAGCTAGTTCTTTATCAACAGGCTCAGCATCGCTAACGGAGCCATATCGAATCTTATCTTCTTCAATAAGATAAAACATTGCAGGAATAGGACGCAACCTTGTTCCAGTTGGCCCTTTCCAAATAGAAACAGTTATCCCATCAAGAGGATCATCGCCAGCAACAAGCATCAAAACTTCATAACTTGCGTGACTTTTTGTTTTGCCTTGCCAAACAACAAAGCATTTCTCAAATGGTGGCCTATGAGTCAACAATGGGTCAAGATTTGCTTTTTGACTATCGCTAATACAGCCAGTCATGTCAAACCATTTAATGTCAACAATGTCAATGCCAGCATCAGTCATTAACTTCATTGAATAACGAACAAGGCTTGTTGTCATTTCACTCTGTCTTTGTATGTGTTGTATCGCCATGAAGTGGCTTCTTTGTCAATTCGTTGCCAGATTTCTTCTTTTTCAATCTCTGACATAGAGTTCCACAAAGCCACCTCCATGTAGGTGCGTCCACAGCCCTTGCAAACTTCGTCATAAAGGGTAGTGCAGACTGCTATGCAGGGACTATCTGGCCTCATGTGTTCTTCTCCTTGAGTTTGGATTCAGTTCGTTGCACGCAGTCACGCAACAGTTCGTCAATAAATCCAAATTCTTGTTCAATCTCATTTTCTGTCAGCCCAACCCATTGCCGCTGTGCGGGTGGGGTGGTATAGAGGGGTGTTACTGGGCCTTCAGCCCAATCGCTTGGATCAAACTCGTGAAGAATTCCCCTATACCGCCACGCCACCGGCTCCTGCACAGATGCGGTCAGGCTGTGACATTCATGCGGCCCCGGCCCCCAATCCTCTCGCACAGGTGCTACCGCTGACTTATCCCACGCTCCACAAACGCAATCGGCTGCTGAGTGTGCGGCGCAATCGCATTTCTTTTGCACAGGTGCTGCGGCCTTAATCGGGAACCCCCACCCGTTGTGCCCAAGCACTTCTGCTGGCTCCTGCACAGGTGCTGAACGGGCTTGCTCAATTTGAGATGCAGCCATTGACAGCAACATGATGTGTGATGCGTCAATCTTGATGCCGTCATGCCAGCCCTCGCTGAATTTGTCGGCCAGTTCACGCAACTCCAGCGCCAAGTCCAATGCTTCGTCTTTAGTCATTTAGCCATCTCCGCTTTGTATCGTTCCCAAGCCTGAAGCGACTCATCAATGCTGTCGCCTTTAGACCACTTCATTTGGACAAACTGCTCAATCAGCTTGTTCACCCCAAGCAGTCGTTCATGTGCTTCTGCTTCTTTCTTGTCTTGAAAGAATCTGCCATCGTCTGTCAGGTAGCCACTGACGTTTCTCATACCTTGATCCGATCTCTACACTGCTGTTTCATCTTTGGTGTGTAGTCAGGATGAAATTCAACCTGTTCGCAGTCAATGCGTCTTTGGTCAGTTCTAGGGGCGAATAAAAGAACAAGCACAACCGTTACGGCCCACACAACAATGGCAATAGGTATGTGCATCACTCTCTCCAATCGGCGTGTGCGTCATCAACCAGTTCTTGATACTGTTCATTGGAAAGAATATCAGTAATGTCTACGCCCTCGAAAAAGATGCCATTGCAATTGACGCGATAGTCAGGGCCATAGTCATCAGAGGTGTCTTCAATTTCAAATTCAACAGTGACAACACCACCATTCAAGAGTGTCTTGTAGGTGTAGTTTCCAGTGACTTGAGAGATTTTCATAATCATTCCTTGGTTAATGAGCCTCTATTGTCTAGCGGCTTTTTAGTCTTGTGAATCAGTAGAAACCCTTAGTAGCGTCCAATCAAGCAGTTCTTGTTGCGTGATGCCGTAGTGCTTAACAAAGCCTTTTGTTCCCAAGCCATGAACACCAGTGTTTCCTCTGTGATGCTCGGCGCAAAGTGGTATCAGGGTTTTGTAATCTCCCTTACCCCAACCGCCAGCCCGTAGATGATGGAGTTCTACTGGTGCTGGATCATGATCTCCATGTAGGTGATGGCAAAGAGCGCAACCCAACTCGGCTACTGCGTTCTTATGGGATTTTTCATCCTTCGTCATGCAACTCACCAATGCTTGTTGGCGACCACTCAACGCAGCGAAAATCACCGAATGAATGAGCAAGCGTAATCAAGTCTGACATTTCTGCCTTGGTCATCTTGCTGGTTGACGAGCCAAGAACAACAAAGCCGCCATCAATGCCGGGAATTGCCCTTTGCTTTTTTAGTCCAGCAGTCAGCAAATCCTTGAATTCTTCTTTGGTCAGCTTTTCGCCATGCCACTCAACTTGCTTAGACAGATCAGTCAACACAGACCACAACAAGGCGTTTTGCTCTTGGCTTCGCTTTTCTTGTTCAATCGTCAGTACCAGCTTGTTACCAGCCAGCAAGCAAGGCTTTGCCTTGGCCCAAACATCTTTCAGGACAGTGTGCGCTTGTTGTGCGTTATGTAGAGTGACTTTCATTCCAGTTCTTCCTTCACGCAAACATGAACACTGGCGATAGTGTCGTAACGCTTCGTCACATGAAGGCTGACCACCTGAACATCGTCTTTGTAGACAATTCCGTTCATGGCATCTAGGTAGGCTTTTGCCACATTATCAAGATCAGGTTTCTTTGGTCGCTCAAAACGATTTAAACAGGCTTCCTTGCGTTTTTTTGAGTAACTGGCAGGGATAGCATGGTTAATGTAGATATAGACCGCTACAGGCGTTTCTAGGGGCGTTACTGGCCCCATTGCTACCATTGCCTTGTCTGCAATCATTCCTTCGTAGTCAGAAGTCTTTTTTGGCGTGTAGGTGCGGCCTGTCTTTGTAAACCTTGGGCGTTGTTTGCCAACAGGGTCGCCCTCTACGCTAAATATCAATTGAAATGTCATTCTTGGCCTGTTGCTTTTTGGATTGCAGCATCTGCCATATTCATAGCGGCTTCATACTCAATGATTTCTTCCCGAGTCACTGCGGCAATACAGTCAATAAACGGCATAACCCTTTTAAGCGCCTCCAGCAGATCAGGTGCTGCGGCGATCAGGCGAGCGTCTTCCATTCCGCACCAAGGCGAGCCACAGCAGCCACATCCGCCTAAAACTTGTTTATCACCTGCTTTGATAATTAATTGGGAATCTTCATCCTCAAACTCAAAAGTCCAAGGCCCCAATGTGTGTTGTGTTGTCATTCCAATTCCCCATTCTGTAACTTCAGCATATAACCTTTTATTCTTTGGACAGCACCAGTTCCATAGGTCTTTTCTAACCACTCCATGCGAACAGGCGTTAACACCTTTTGACCTGTTGCCTCGTAAGTCCTGAACAAGACTCTCGCTTCACCAAGTTCAATCATGTATCTGTCGCCTTGATTAGATATTGCTTTTCTGCTGTAAGCCATGCGTAGTTACCCTAATACCCAATTCTTTCCGTCTTTCTTGATGACTGCAATTTCAGCCAAGTAAGCCAATGTGTAGTGAACTTGTTTGACCTTCCAGCCAGTGATCTCAATGATCTCTCGGCGGGTCAGTCCACCATGCTCCAAAAGTTTTCTCAGTGTGTAACTTCTGCTCATACATTCACCCACACAGTTTTTGGTTGACGATAAACCCTGTCTTTAGGGTGAGGGCAGTCTTCAGGGACATACACAGCGCAGTAAATCTTTTGAAACTGACCATGACCACCAAGAATCCACCTATCCACAAATACATCTGGCATCCCTTTAATTGCTGTTTTGACATTGGCAACATGGATGTTCAGGGTATCGCTTATCTCTTGCCTTGTAAGCCCTTGAGGGTGCTTTAAAAGCAATTCTCGTATTGCTTGCTGACGAGTGGGTTTCATGGCTTACCACCATTGGCAATCCAGACCGAGAAGCTGGCGGCAGTGTCTCCAAAAGGCAACATTGCACATTCAGTGGCTAATCGCTTGCGTTCTGCTTGAATCGCCATTTGCCATGTCCGCAAGAACAAATCAAGTTCTTCTCGGGTAGGCTCACCAAATGAGCGAGTGATCTCAACCCATGCGTTTTTCATGTCTTCGTTCATTCTTGTCCCTTTGCTCGGATGGCAGCAATCTCACGCACCGCATCTTCAAACGCATCTTCGTTTCGCATTGCCCATCCTTTCTTCGCTGCTTCCTCAACTATTGCCTCACGCTCTTTCGCTTCGCTGGCTGCGGCGACAAGGGCGGCAAAGCGTTCAAGCCCTTTCGATGTGATGTACCAAATTTGACCCTCATCTTCGTCAATCAGATCAAATTCAATATCAGCCTCCCGCGCCATGCGGATAATGTCTTCTCTAGTCATACTTTCCTCAATACTTGGTTGATTTGTTGACGAATACTCTCTGGCATGGGCTTGGCGTTTTGTCGGTCAGCTTCAATCTGGAGAAGCACAGGGTCAGGACCAGTGTTTCTAGCGGGTACTGTTGTCCGGGCAACATCAGCGGCTTGTTGGGCAAAAGTCTGTTTTGGGGCTGACTGTCGGCGTACCCAATTGCGCCATGTTGCAGTCCAATCAGTCTTTGTTGCTTTCCCTGCTGGCAATGCTGTCCAATAGTCTTTAAATTCCTCAAAGACCTTTGACGGAACCAAATCCTTGCGTTCTTGTTGACAAAAAAGAATCCAGTCTTCTGGCAAAACAAAGTCCACTGGCAAGCGCGAACCGCGATTGCTTGTCTGCTTCTTCTCTGTCTTTATCTCTGTCTCTCTCTCTTCCTCTGTCTCTGGGATAGCATCTTGATAGCACTCTGCTAGCACTCCACTAGCAACAACAAAAAAACCTTTATCAATCAACGGCTTAACACCATCTTGATAGTCTTTAGGTGTGATGTGCAACCTAAACACAAGCTCATCCAGTGAGCCATCAAAAACACCATCTTTTGACTCAGACGCTAGCAACCAAAGCAAAGGTGCAAGCGCCTTGCTAGCAAGTGGCAAGCACATAAACACACGGTCATTTAGTAGGTCACGATGGAGTTTTATCCACGGTGGGCAACGGTCTTTGTAATGTTGAAAGACGGCCCAATTCTTTGGCTGTAGAAGCATGATTTTTCCATTCTCTGTCCTTCACTGAAGAAAC